GGCAACTCTTACTGCTGGAAATGCTGGCGGTACTGGGGCGGCAAGCACGTTTGGCACATTCGCGACGGCCACTGGCGGCTTTGGAGGAGGCGGCGGGCTCATAAATAGCACGGGCACAGCTGCGGGAACTCTCACCGCACCTGGTGTCGGAAACGGCTATGGCCTTACTGGGGTGCCCTCTTGGACAACTACTTCCCCAGCTCCGGCCCTGACAACCGTTACTTATGCACAGGCTATAGCCGCCAGCAATGTGCCGCTTCCGTCTTGGGGCGGGTGGGGAGTAATCGGCGCATCTTCTGGCTTGACTCCAAACACCGGCCTTTACTCGGTAGATAACCCAGTTGGACCAGCGGGTGGTGCTTCTGGCGGCGGGAAGAGCGCGTCTCTTGCTACCGCAATGAAGGGCGGAAACGGTGGCCGCGGATTTGGATTTACGTTTGATGCGCCTGCATCTGGTGGCGCAGCATTCGGCTCTGGAGTGGTCGGCGGAACTGGTTCTGCTGGGGGAACCATCGGATGGGGCAACGGCGGCGGCGGAGGGGCCTCTGGAGGGTCTGCTAATGGTGGCCCTGGTGGTGCTGGATACGCTGGCGGTGGCGGTGGTGGTGGTGGTGCTGCAAACGGAACGACAATTGCAACTGTTCGCGGTGGTGCCGGTGGCGCAGGTGGCGACGGCATCGTATATATCTTGTCTATTTAGGAGTTTATATGGGCGTGCGTCAGTACTCATGGAGCGGAACTGCTTGGGTTGAGGTAGGAAGCGCCGTTGGATTTCAAGATGGAACGACGGCGCAAAAAGGTCTTGTTCAACTAAGCGATACGTACACGTCATCGGACTCCACAAAAGCAGCAACTCAAACTGCGGCGTATAACGCTTACTTAAATAACAACAAAGTCACATATGCTACCTCCGCTCCGTCGTCACCAAGAGCTGGTGACATCTGGATTGACTCCGATGACACATCGGTAGCAAATCCATCTGTTTTTGCGATAGCTTCAAAGACATCAAGCTATACGCTTGCAACCGACCTTTCAGATATCTATGACCGCTTGATTGAGATGAATGTCGCTAGCGCAAACACAGTCACGATTCAGCAAGACTCAGCACTCACAACGCCATACCCTATTGGTTGCCAGATCCGCATTCTTCAGGTCGGTGCAGGAAAGACGCAAATAGTTGCAGGAACTGGCGTCACATTAAACTCTACCCCAGGGTCATATCTGCGCGCTCAATGGTCTTTTGCAACAATCATTAAGCGATCAGCCAATACCTGGGTTGCTATTGGCGATCTGAGCGCGAGCTAAACCATGCCCAACAGAGGTTATGTTTATGACGGATCTTCGTGGGTAGCGCTTCAGGGCGGAAAAGTTGTTCGTCAGCCAGAGATATCAGAACTTGTTCTCACCAGCACGGCAGGAACTATTACGATAACAAAGGGTGAAGACCCTAATAATGGGTCCAACGCTACATCAAAATACATACCGTTCAGCGCATCAAGCATGGAAGTTTTGCTTGTTGGGGGAGGCGGTGGGGGTGGTTCTGGCGGAAAGATTACTAGCGGCGGAAGCAGGACCTACGGTGGTGGAGGTGGCGCTGGCGGAGTTCAACTTATTTCATACGACATCTCTGGGGTATCTTCCTTCACCGTTACAATCGGTGCTGGCGGTGCAGGTGGAACCTATACCGCTACCCAAACAACTGTCACTGCAACTTCTGGGTCTTCAGGATCTAATAGCACTATCGTTATACCTAATTCTGGAACAACAATTGCTGGAGGCGGCGGCGGTGGAGCAAGGTCAATGAACGGCGGAACGGCTGGGTATATCTACTCTGAAACAGGCTTGACTGGAGCCTCTTCTGGCGGAAGCTCGCGCGGTACATTTGTCGGATTTGGCGGAGGCGGAGCAGGCGGTCCAGCGGGCCCTGGGGTTGTGACAACTACAGGACTTGGTCTTGGATACATGGGGGCAGGAAGTATCGTAGCAACAGCCACAGATGTTTACTCTCAATCCCTAACCAACCATGGCGGCCCAGGGGTCACCGTATTCGGTAGGGCAATAGCAGGAGGAGGTAGTGGAGGGGTTGCAGGTGGCAACATTGCGGAGGCCCGCTTCGGCGCGGCGTCTGGATCAGCATCAAATAAATCAGGTTCAGCAAATACCGGAGCAGGTGGCGGAGGGGGCGATGATTATTCGTCTGGGATTGGCGGAGATGGCGGATCGGGAATCTGCGTTATTAGATATGTGTGGTCATAGGTATGCCAGCGCATAAAGCATACGTTTGGGGCGGTTCTTCATGGAATGAGTTTACTGTTGATCCCCAGCCAGCAAATATAGGGCTGCGCGAAATTGAAATAAGTTCAACTACAGGTTTTTCTCTAAATACCAATATTACCGTTACGAGAGGAACAGGCACTAACACTTCTACTGCTGCATTTATTCCACAAGATACTGAACAAATTGAAGTACTGCTTGTCGGCGGAGGAGGAGGCGGCGGACTAGGGGGAGGGAGATCCACTGCCTGGGGCGGCGGCGGTGGTGGCGGAGCTGGGGGAGTAATCTATAACCTTTTTGATATTTCTTCAGTATCTTCATTTACCGTTTTAGTCGGATCTGGAGGTGCCGGAGGCTCTGCATCTGGTACGGCATACCCAGGGACGGCAACTGGAACCGGGGCGACTGGAAACGCAAGCACTATCACTATTGGGGCAGCGGTCACAACTGCTGGCGGCGGCGGCGGCGGAGGGCCAGCGGGCACGGCTGGGACGGTGAGTGGAAGCTACGCTGGATCAACAGGTGCATCAAGCGGAGGATATTCTGGTAGCGGCGTAGATAAATCTGGGATGCTAATGAGCGAAGGGCAAACTAAAGGATACTTTGCTGGCGCAGGAGGCGGGGCAGGCGGCCCAGGAGGTATCCATGCGTCTACTAAAAGCGCTACTGCCACAACTGGTGGAACATTCACATCATCTAACGGTGCTGGAAATCCTGGACATCCAACTTCTAGTGGTGGAAGCACTACCAACGATGGTGTCCCAGGCCTTGGCGGCAAAGGTGTAATCATTATGGGAAGAATGGTTGCTGGAGGTGGCCATGGTGGACAAGTTAACGACACGGGTGATAACAATGTATTTACTGGCGGTAGCACAGTAATTCCTGGAGGCCTTGACGCATTGCCTGCGCAATACGGTGTACCGACTCAATCAATTCTAACGCCAAAGAACGTAACTCGAGCAAACTCGGCTTCGGCAACTGGCGCTGGTGGCATTGGCGGAGCTGCGTATAATGCCAACACAACATTCACTATGGTTCCTGGCTCTTCGGGTGGATCTGGGATCTGCGTGATACGATACCTATCAAGGAGTTAGCATGCCAACAAATATTACGCAAGTATGGGACTCAATTACAAGCAGCTGGGCTAACGTCGCCACAGTTGCTCCAACTGCTGCCATCTTGAAGGAAGTGGTTATTACAACTCCAGGAATTAGCTATATCGTAAGGAAAGCTCCGGCAAACTCTGGAGAGTATGAGCTCCCAGCCAACGTATCCGCAATTCATGTTCTGTTGGTTGGCGGAGGTGGCGGCGGCTCTCGTGGCGCTTCAAGGGTCACCTGTAGCGTGACGACGTGCATATGCGGTGGGTCGTACACCTTAGGAGCTGGGGGCGGGGCTGGAGAAGTTGTTGAAAAGATTATAGACATGTCAAGTGTTTCATACCTGACAGTTACCGTCGGTGCTGGCGGTGCGGGACAAACCACGAGCAGCGCAACTGGAAATCATTCTGATGGATCTCCGACAACTCTAGTGACCAATTCGTTATCTGCACCAATAGGAACCGTAACGGCGCTCGGTGGCGGAAGGGCTGCGTGGGCGTACGTCCCTAGCGGGCTGACCGTAGTCGCTCTATCTGTTGTCGGGGTTCCGGGTGGATCTTCTGGCGGCTTGGCAATTGTGGGGAGCGTCTCTGGGTGCACCACTATCCCAAATTACGCAACTGGGGGAAGCGGTGCGGGTGGATCAAATTTGGCATTTTCAAATGCCTTTGCTTACGCGACAGCCTCGGTACCATATACATATCCGCGATCAACTGCCTCCACCGGTCTAGGTCATTCAACATTTGCTCCAGATGCCCTTGGCTGGGGAAGCCCCCAAGGGGGACAGGGTGTAGCAATATTCGGGCGCGCTCTTGCTGGCGGTGGGCCAGGGGTAAATAACTCAGGAACAGTTTCACAGACAAGCCAATTTGGCGCCCCGAACTCACTGCAGTACGGAAACGAGACAACTGGCGGAAACGCAACTGCCAATACCGGATCTGGGGGCGGGGGCGGCGACTCTGCGGGCGGGAATGGCGGATCTGGGATCTGTGTCATAAGGTATTACGGCTGATGTCTGACATAGTTATAATTTGCGATATTGACCACATCGTTCTGGCTAGGCTTGTTGCTGACGGGGAGCCACCGTACCCATGGGGTTACCTAAACGCAATAGCAAAAACGCTTCCAAATGGAGAGCATGCCTATCTGGAAAATGAGATTAAACTTGACGGAGAAAAGGTTCATATTGGATGCTTCTACAATGGCTCTTGGGCTGAGCATATCTCCCCATGCGCAGGCTACGACCCTACTGAAGAAGGGTTTGTAACAATCTGGGAGTAGGGTTTGACGAGCAGCCAAGAATGAACTATCCTCCGATGAGGAGGAATAATGAAAAACATTGAATTCGTTAAGATCTTAGAAGTTAGTGACGAGTTTTATCCGTATCCTGCTTCTGAGAAGCTTCCAGAGTGGTACATGAAAACCCCAGTAGGCACAGGCAATCCAGCAGACGGGGAACTCTCTGCAAGTATCCGATGGTGCATGCCAACATATGACGCGCTCACTGCTGGGTATATCATTCCGACACCCACAGACTATTTTCATAATGTTGTTGAGCGCGATGGAGAAAAGGGCAGTTACTTCACAAAGAAGGACGGATCTCCGTCAATAATCACGCAGCCAGCAGCTCACGCGCCACTTCATCCCAATAAGCCGCCCCACGGAGACTTTCTGAAGTTTGAGTGCCCATGGATATTTAAAACCCCTCTTGGTTACTCCACGCTATTTATTCCGCCCATGCAGCACCCAAATGAATACTTCACGGCGTTGCCATTTATTTTGGATACTGACACTTTCTATCACCGAGTAGCACTTCCATTTGTTTTGAAAGATCAGGACTTTACTGGAACTATTCCCGCTGGGACGCCAATTCTGCAAGCAGTACCGTTTAAGCGCGAGGACTGGGAGATGTCAGTAGTCAATCCCGACCAAGGACTTCTATCTGCCGCAATGGCAAAAATCTCCTCGCGGCTATTTCTTGCATATCGGCATGCATTCTGGATAAAAAAGAAGTTTAAGTAATGATTGAGATCCCAATGCTCCAAGAGCGTTCTTGCGGCGACTGCACTAAGTGCTGCGAGGGTTACCTTGAGGCAACGATCTACGGGAAGAGCATGTTCGCAGGATCTCCGTGCCACTTTGCTAAGCCAGGAGTAGGTTGTTCTATCTATAATGATCGCCCTAAGGAGCCATGTCAGACCTACAAATGCCTATGGATGAGCGACCCTGAAACCCCAGAATGGATCAAGCCATCTCTTTCTGGGGTTATTATTGATGACTCCCAGGTTGCTGGGATGTCAGCGATCAGAGTAAACGAAGCCGGAAACAAGCTGCCATCCGAAATCCTCAGCTGGGCAATAAAGTATGCAGTTGCAAACAACCGAAATATCATGTGGAAGATTGAGGGTGGAATGCATTGGGTTGGTAGCGCTGAGTTCAACGAGGCAATGTTGGCAAAGTTTGGCAAGCAGGCGTAGGGGGTGCTATGAGAATCGGCTGGACATCTAATGCTCCCTGGACACCAAGTGGATATGGCGTTCAGACAAAGGAGGTTGCCTACCGCCTCGCGAAGGACGGCCACGAAGTTGCCATCATGGCGAACTATGGCCTTGCTGGATCAAGTGTCCAGTTTGAAGGAATTACGATCATGGGCTCGGGCATGGAGACGTATAGCAATGATATGACTCCGATACAGATCAGATCGTGGATTAATCAAAATACAGATATCCCTGGACTTGGCATTACGCTTTACGACGTCTGGGTATATACATCACCAGAGTGGGATACATTCCCGATACTCTCGTGGGTTCCCATTGACCATCGCGTGATTCCGAGTGGCGTTAAGGCATGGTTTGATCGCGCCAAGGATTTCCGATGGGCCCTTGCTATGAGCAAGTTTGGGGAACAGCAAATGCTTGAGGCTGGCATTGAGAGGGATCGCATCTTTTACGCTCCGCACTCATTCAACCCTGATATTTTCCGCCCAATTGAGGAGGATATCAGAAGTCAGATTGGGGTCCCTGAAGATGCACACTTGACGATTATTAACTCGGCCAACAAGGGCAGGACACCAATACGCAAGTGCTGGCCAGAGATGATTCTTGCATGGTCGGAGTTTGCCAAGAAGCGCACAGACGCGTATCTTTACATCCACTCCGATACAAGCGGAATTGCTGACGGGGTCAATATTGCACGACTGGTAGAATCATTTGGTGCCCCCCAGGACCGCATCAGGGTTGTTGATCAGTTTGCATTCCGCCAGGGGCTTGAGGCAACAGCCCTTGCGAAGATGTATTCAGCCTCAGACGTGTTGCTTATGACCTCTCGAGGAGAAGGATTTGGGATTCCGGTAATAGAAGCACAAGCATGTGGCGTCCCCATTATTGTGACAAACTGGACTGCCCAGCCAGAGCTAGTTGGATCAGGATGGGTTGTGGAGGGGCAAGAGGAGTGGGATGAGTACCAGACCGGGTGGTGGAAAGTGCCCAGTGTAGATGGTATTATTGATGCCCTTAATAAATCATACTTTTCCAAGGGCAGCAAAACCAGCAGAGATATGCTGAGGAGTAAGGCGATTGAATTTGCCAAGGGGTATACTACTGAGTATGTATTTCAGAATCACTGGAAGCCGACCCTTGAAGAGATCGGGAATCGTATTTCAGAAATTACGAAGAGCAATAAAGGAGGTTAAAAAGTGAACGACGGCGAAAATATTACCATAGACGACCTTTTAAAGAAAATAGGATCTCTTGTTTTGCAAGTTGATATTTTGCGTGAAAAAATAGAAAAGCAAAAGACGCAGATCGAAGAGCTTTCAGCTTCAAAAGAAAAATAATGCCAGTATACGAATACATTTGCAAGGAATGCTCAAAGCTTATTGAGATTATGCATTCAATGTCAGATGACTCAAAGAAATTTCATGAAAAATGCGGCGGGGAATTACGAAAAATCGTTTCCGCTTCCGAGATTTTTTATCGTGGAGAAGGCTGGGCGCGAAAAGGATAACGTAGATCGATAATCTGTTGCGTTAAATCATTACACAACATATAGTGCAGCTGTAAATTCATCCACATAAAGGATGGTGCTGCATGACCGCAAACAACATCGATCAGATTCTTCAGCGCCTTGATAAAATTGACGACGATCTTTCTGCAATGCGCATAGAAATGGCAGAAACTCGCGGCGCGTACCGACTGGCAAAATTTGTTATTGGTATTTTTGGCATCACCGGAATAAGCAGCCTGATCGTTTGGCTTTCCAATCAAGGAAAGTAATGAATAAGCTTGCCATAGCTCCACTCATTTTCATTGCTTTCATATACGCAATACTTTTTTCTTATTTGATCTCGCCCGTATTTGCCCTTGACGATGCGGGGCAGTGGGATCAACAGATTGACTCTAACGGCTCAATAGAGCTTGGGGATGGGTCAATTGTCATCTACGGATCTGATAACCCAGGGCCAGGTCAGCCATGGGAAAACACCGTTACCGGAATTACAACAGATTCCTCTTTGGGTGAATCTGTTTCGTTTAACTGGTCATACTTTACAACTGACGGAGTTTATTACGATCAAGCGCAAATGCTTCTTGGTGGCGAATGGGTTGATCTTGCTCAATGGAAGGTGCAGGCAGATCCGCACCAGCAAAACGGTGTGGTTGAGGTTTACGTAACATCCGGCGGCGCGTTTGGGTTTCGGATCATGTCAGTAGATTCATGCTGCGGGGTAGGAATCCTTACAATTACAAACACTTCTTGGATTGTTGGCCCGCCTGTGGTATGCCCCCCTACTAGCAATAATCCTAATTGCAATCCAGAGCCAACCCCCAGCCCCACGCCAGAGCCAACCCCCAGCCCCACGCCAGAGCCAACCCCCAGCCCCAGCGTTGCTCCTAGCCCTACCCCAGGGCCTTCTATAGAGCCATCCCCAACGCCCGAGCCAACACAAACCCCAATGCCAACCCCAAGCCCATCGCCAACCGACACGCCACCGTATCCCATCGCAACCCAAAGCCCGGAGTCGACAATCGAGCCGACCCCAAGCCCAGAGGTAACAAATGAACCAACGCCAAACCCGACTACCGCACCACAGCCGTCGCCCGAAGCAACCGTGGAGCCAATTCCTTCTGAGAATCCTGCCGTATCTCCTGATCCCAGCTCTGTTCCTTCTCCTGAGTCAACGGAGTCCCCTGTGCAGTCTGCCGTAATGGCAGTTGCGGAAACTGTTGGACAGGCATTAGAGGTCGTATCTGGAGCAATTGGTGAGGCCGCTCAGGCAGTTGCCGAAACGGCACAAGCTGTCTTTGAGGCGCCCGGCAGGGCGGCGGCCTTTGTTGGGAATCTTGGAAACGATATAAGCGAAGAACAGAGGCAAGAATCGCGACAGACAATTGTAGCGTCAGTAATTCTTTCTCAGATTGCTCAATCTGCAGCTATGGCATCCATGGTTGCGGGAGCGAGGTCTGGCGGAAATAATAACGGGCCAAAGGGTCCGGAAGGAAGTAATAATGGCCCAAAGGGGCCGAGGAGCAAAGATGAATAGAGAAGCTGTTGTGGCAATCGCAAAAAACATTATTAAGTGGCGCCCAAGCGTCAGGGATGTTATCAACGAGCTGGTATCTCAATCGTGGACAATATTTGGACTTTTGGTTGGTTGGATTGTCTTGCCGGATGGAGATACTAGAAACTTTGTTGGCTCTATATTAATGTGGCTAACGATTGCTTGGCTTGTCACTATGCCAATTCGACTTCGCGAAGAGTAGAGAGGTTCGTAGAACCAATCTGCTTGACCTGCCTGCTATGATGCTCTTATGGAACAAGTTACAAAAAGAGGTAGGCCGAAGACTGACCCACTGATGCGCTTTATGCGCTACGTAAATCAGGTTGAATCTGGCTGCTGGGAATGGACCGGAGCGCTTGACCCATCGGGCTACGGCGCATTTAAGTCTGAAACTGGAAAAAAGATCAATGCCCACCGTTGGCATTACGAGACCGCCCGCGAGGCAGTTCCAAAAGGTCTTCAGATTGACCACTTGTGTAGAAATAGGAAGTGTGTCAACCTACAGCACTTGGAAGTTGTCACCCCAAGAATGAACACCCGTCGTGGCGACGCTGGAAAATTGCGAGCTACCCATTGCAATCACGGACATGAGTATACTTGGGGCAACACTTACTGGAGAAAGAACGGCGACCGAGAATGCCGCACTTGCAAGTACTATGGCGGACGCATGGATCCAGTTGCAAATCCAGGCGCTAGGCCTTAGAATCTCCCCCAGAAGGAGGGTCCATGAAGGATTCTATGTACTGGGTAAAGCTATCGCCAGACGGACCGCGGAGAGAGTTCCAGCTCAAGCTTGAAAAAGAGTCTGGAAACATGAGCATGATTGCCTTTGCTCACACGTGGTCAAAGCGAACTGGCTACAGCGTATCTTCGGTTTCCCACTGGATGGCGGGAACAAGGACAATCCCGCAAAAGGCTCTAGAGTCCGTTGGGATTTCCACTGACGAGCTTGGTTGCACTTGTGATTCTTGCAAAAATGCAACCACTATGAAGAGCGATTCAAATACGCTGCGACAACTAAAGGTGCGTCAAAAGGCAATCGACAGGATGTGCGGTAGCTGCAGCCTCGGGGATCGTTTTTGCCGCATAAGGGACTGCGCACTCAGGGAATTTAGCCCACTGCCGCTCCATCCTCGAGCGGTTATGTACGGCTCCTGGGAGGATGATGGAAACCCCGTAGAATAGTATCCACTTGCCTCAGCATGCATCTCGAGTAATATCAATTACGTGAACGGAATCTACGAAACGTTGTTTGGTCGACTGGGCGGGGATGCTTCATTGCAAAACCTGCTTGGGGGAACTAGCGGCGACAAGAAGATTTACCCGATCACCGCAACAGTTCGAACTGCCTTGCCAGCCGTGAAGATCTCGGTAGAAGCAGGGGTGACGGAAGTAGGATTTGGGATTAACAAGCCCAGCATAGAAGTTTTGGTAGTTTCCTCTGCCGGAACAACTGAGTTAGGACAAATTTCAAACCGAATCGACACCTTGCTAAACATCAAGAGCTTTGCCGGATCGGGTATTAAGGTCCATCTCGTTAAGAAAGTCGCGGAACGAGATGAGTATGATGAAGCGGCGTTGGAGTATCGAAGGCGCCTTCGGTACGACATGATAGTTATATGAGGAGTAAAGCAGCATGCTGACACTTGGTTCTGGTACGCTCTCTATTGCGCCTTGGGTTGCCGGTGCGAACCCAGCCTCTCTCCCGACGACTTACACGACCCTTTACACCATTGGTGAGGTCGGTGGCGACGTGGAGTTCAAGGTTGAGTTCCAGGAGGCTGAATTCCGTGGCCAGTCAAACTTTGTTATCGCCCGCGGGTACTACGGTGGCAACGTCACCGCTTCGGCCCGATCGGTCGAAATCAATTTCGAGAACCTGGCTCGCTTCTTCACCGCAGCGAAGACCACGCTTTCGACCGGCACGAACGGCATTACCGGCACGCACAACGTCTTCACGACGGAGTACGACGACAAGCCTTCGGCCATGTATGTGAAGTTTGTCCACACCCGAACGGATGACCCGGACAAGAAGGTGATTGTTCACCTCTTCAAGGCATTCTCGACCGCGCTGAACTTCCCGTTCATGCGTGAGGCGATCTCGACGATGGACATTGATTTCAATGCCATTGTCGACACAACCCTCAGCACGACCGATCAGATCATCCGCGTGGAGATCGAGAGCTAATCCTGTCGATTTAGACAATATAGAACCCCTGGGGCTTGTCCCCAGGGGTTTTATGTTTTATAAATACATATAGCGCTGGTTGCGCTATGATATCCACACGGCGACTTGCCGTGATTGGAAAGATAGGAGATTTAACGTGGCAAACCTCGTAGAAATTAGCCCGAAGAAGGCACTCAGCCTTAACGATCTTGCCGACCTTGAGGAGCGATACGGCGCGATAGATAAGATTGATTTTAATAAGTTTTCAGTGCTTCGCTATGTGCTTTGGCTTGCAATTAAGAAGAATGAGCCAGAGGTCGATGAGAGGGAAGTCGGCGAGCGCTTTGACATCAAGAGCATGCAGGAAACCGTTACTAAGGTTCTTCGTGACAGCGGCCTTCTTCCGGAAGAGCCGGAGGCCGGTGAGCAGGTGGGAAAAGCGTAAAGTCGGGAACCGGATGGTCCGACATAGATTGGGGAGTGATTATGGGCTCATACGCTGATGCTTTCGGATATACGCCGGATGACTTCATGCGTATGACCCTTCCCCAAATTGCCGCATACAGTCGGTATATGGAAGACCGGGACAAGAAGTTCAAGTCTTCCAGTGGAGATCGATCCGCTGGCGGCAAGAAAATTCTTGAGGCCCCCGACAAAGAGTCGTCAATCGATGCCCTTGTTATGCAATTTGGATCTTCAGAGGCTAAAAACAAGCTCATGCGCGACAGAATTGACAACATGAGAAAGCGCGGGGCGGAGCAAAATGGCAAGTAATAACCCAGAACTTATTTTTAACGAAGATTTCTCTGAAGAATTTTGGACTCAAGTTACATTCAAGCTGGGCGGAAAAGATAAAAAGGAAATATATAACTGGCTTGTCAAGTACGCCGGGATTGAAGAAGGCGCAAGCTTAAAAGAGCAAAATAAAAGAATCCAAGCACTTATTTCAGGCAACGTAAGAGATATACCCGACCATCTCAAAAAGCCAATAAAGAATTTCATAGAAAGCAAAGACGTAGTTGGGATTTCTGCAAATATTAAAAAGATAGAAGATATTGTAAGCAAGGCAGTAAAAGGCGGAAAAGTAGATAGGCTTGCGGAGTCGCTTGCTAAAAGAATCATCAGCCAAAAGGGATGGGATAAGGGAAGCGATTCTTATGTAGATAACCTGTACCGAGCCGCAATGAGATCTCTTGGGATACCAATAGGATCTCAGGCAAAAATACTTTCAATGATTGGCAGGGGGCCGCTTAATAAGCAAAGAACTGCCGCGGACTTTAAGTCCATGGCGCTTGACAAAGCCCTTGTTCAGCTTCGAAAGGCTGGAGCTCGCTCGGAAGCCGCGATACTTCTTTCAATGTTCCTGAGCAACCATGGGGCAGGACTTAAGTTTGACGCAAGTGGAAAGCCAACAAATCTTCGACAGGAACTTAGGAACGCAAAGCTTTCCGACAAAAACGTAGGGAAGCTTACCAGCCTCTCTGAGGATCTTGCGATAATCGGTCGGCATGTTGCAACCCTTAAATCAATGCCAAAGAACAAGGGCAAAACGCCAGCGCAGTTAATCTCTCAAGCGATTGAGGATTATAGAAAAGGTGGAGTCATTGCTAGCAGGGCAAAGGGAAAATACGCAGATCCAAAGCTTGGGGCGCGGCCAACGGCATTCCAAAGCGAGAAGGCCCCAATAAGGCTTGTTGACAAAAACGGAAAAATTGATCTTGCAAAAGTAGAAGCAGTAATTGCAAAAATAGAATCTGACGCATCTGGACTTGTTGCCAATTACGTAAAAGCCAGATCGATAGCTGCTCAAATTACGCCGAGGATGAGAACAGAGGCTTCTTCTAGGGCGCAAAGAAAAATAGAAAACTCACTTAAGACAGCTGCAATCAAGGAGGCTAAGGCAGCAAAAGAAATTGCTTTTGTCGCGTCGAGGGCAAAAGCCGAGGCGGCTTTTGTTCAACATTTATCCAAAATTACCGTTGGCGGAAAAACTCATAAATTTGAAAATGCGCATGAAGCAATCAAGTGGATAGATAAAACAATTAGCGACGGAAAATCATTTATAGCAAGCCAGGGAAAATCAAATTTTGACGGTGCCGGAAGCGTCATTGTAAGAACGCAGGTAGAGCTTCTTGGAAATAGCCTTGAGGCCTTCGCAAAAGTAATTTCCGGACTGCCGGATGAGCACAGATCAAGATTGCTAAGGGCTTCAAAAAAGAATGGCGGGTCTGCCATGTTCCCGTTCAGAATTGACCCACGAACCCTTAAGGCAGCGGTTGATCGCGCGAACAAAACAAGCAAGGGGGAAATAGGGTTTGCGAAACCAAGAATTACCAGAAATCCAGATGAGGTTTCAGCAGAGCAAAGAAAAAACTTCAATAAGTATTATGCCGACCTGAAGAAAAGATTTGGGCCCGCGATAACTAACCTTATCAAAGGCGGAATCGCAGCCGACTCGACGTACTCTGTAAGGGTTGGTAAAAATGCTCAAACTTCAAACTATAACGACCTAATTAATCACATTAATGCGTTTAAACAAAATAGAATACGTAGGGGAGCTGGTGGTTTTAGCAACTTCATGCGCCAGAGCGAAGCCCCAGCAGGCCTAAGGGAAAAAATTAAACTTGCTGCGGATGCAAGATGGAAAGACCTGGGATCGGCAATAAGAAATGCACAAACCAACCCCTCTAAGGAGAACGTAGATAAGGTTGTATCGCTTTCCGAGTTTATGTCCAGAGAGCTTACAATTATGCACGGGATATACATGCATCTTGGGGGATCTTCTGGTGACATACTTTCGGGAACAAAAAACAAGCAGATAAAAGCTAATTTCAGGGCAAGGCTAAAGAGCGCAACAAGAGGAACCTGGTTTAGCTATTCCCCATTTTTCATGGAAGCAGTTGGCCTTAAGGCTGTAAGGGTTAGCGAATACTCTTCTGGCGGCGCTGGAAAATTTGCGATTAAAGATCAGGCCGCTTACGACAAACTGCAAAAAGCAGCAAAGGAAGCTCAGGAAAGGGCGGTAAGTCTAAATAGGGAACTTGGAAAATCTGACGGGAAAAAGCCAGTGGGGGCAGATGCAAGCATAGAGGAACGCGTTGCAAGGATTAGATTCCTTAGAATGTCTATCAGGTCCTCTGCTGCCGAAAGAGAGCTTAAAAATCTCGAAAAGGAAATGGGGAAACTGAAAGTTTATGAGGCGGCAGACCTTAAGGGGGGCAGAATTCAGGGGCTTTCTAGAAGGCAAGCTCTTGCCGCCGCCCTTCATGACCCAGAAAAAGCAAGAAAGCTTGGCATAGCTGCATCTGCAGACAATCAAACCCTTCTTGGAATGATTGGGGCCGCCCAAAACCCATCGGTTGCAAGTGGATACATTAAGAGCGCGCTGACAAGCCTAAGGTCAGAATTTGAAAAAATTGCAAATGGCACTTCGGCAAAATCCCTTGGAATGAGCGGAATCACAAAGGGCTTTGCAAGGAGTCTTGTTTCATCAATGAGCGACGAGGCAATTTCTGAGCTTTCTGCAAAAGCAAAAGTTGGAACAAAGGGAGGGGTAAAGCCAATCTCTCCGAATTGGTGGAATACCAAAAAGGGAGACACCGCCTGGGGCGCGATGAGCCACCTGAGCACAGCCGCAACGAAAATGGGGCTGGGCTCGTTTGTTAATCCCGATGGAGCGGCCAATAGTCCGCATCTTGCGCTGCAGGCGCTGCTTGGTCGCTCTGCAGCGCCAACAGGCGCCACAGATCTTGGAATGGCACAACGGAGAGCTCAGGCTGCAAAAATTTCCGGAAAAGGATCGGTAAAAGATAAGATTGAGGAAGCCACCGATGCGGTTGCTTCTGCAGCATCCGAAAATGTAAAAACAGAAGCAAGGGCGTCCGGTCGTGGGGGAAGATCAAGCACTAGGACGGCACAGGCTGTTGCCGCAGTTGCTGATGAAGTAGTTGCTTCCGCTACCCCAAGGGTAAGAAGAACAGTTGCTGCAGCTGCCGGTGGGTCTGGTGGATCTGGCGGAGGTGGTGGGGGAAGGAGAAATACTGCTCCGGCTGGTGGGTCAGGAGACTTTGGCGTTCCAAGCGCCGGTGGTCCCAATATTAAAAAGATGCAGGCAACCGCAGTTGGGGTTGCGGCAATCATGGCAGCGCTTGGATCAGTTCAACCCGTTCCGCAAAAGAAAATTGCAGAAATTAAATCCGCAATAAAGGGAATCGCCCAGATGATGGGGGAGCTTTCTGCCGTATCTGGCGGAAAGATAAATGCTAAGGGTCTTGCATCTGCAATTACAGCGCAGGCAAAAGCTGGGGCTGTTGCCTCTGGCGGATCAGGCGGGAGCGGAGGCGGCACAAAAATCAATCTCCCCAAGGGGTTTGTCGTTCCAGGCTCTCAGGAATACGACCAACAGATGCAGAACATGCAGCAGAGCACGCAGAAAACTTCTGGGATACTCGGAAAATTTGCAGATCAGATAAAATTTGGATTCAGCCAACAAGTAGTTGGGCAGATAAGCCAAGGGGTCGGGGCACTTCTTGGACACCTTCAGGGTGGAGTCATTGGATTCAATCAGCAACTTGAGAATTCACAAGTAGCTTTCGAAACGCTGTTCAGAAATGAGCAAGATGCGCTTGGCTCTCTATCTGGCGACCTTGGAAGTGCAAAAGAAAAAGCTGCAATTCTCATTAAAGAAATTCAAAATTTTGCAAACGTTACCCCGTTTAGATTCCCAGAGCTTGTCGAATCAGCAAGAAGAATGCGGGCGTTTGGATTTGAAACTAAACAAATACTTCCAAATCTTCAGGCAATCGGAGACGCGGTTGCAGCGCTCGGCGGGGAAGACGACAAGCTAAACAGAATTACATACGCGCTTGGCCAAATGAAACAATCTGGTCGCGTGTATCAGAACGACATGATGCAATTAGCAAATGCCGGTATTGCTGGATATGAGCTTCTCTCTAGGGCAGTCATCAAGGACATGGTTAAGGCCGGTGGCGTCTCTATTAAATTTAACGGTAAAGTCATTGACGCCGCAATCATAAATCAAAAAGACGCTATGGGGAAATCGACTGAAAACGCATTGAACGCAATGGCAGACCTTACCAAAGCTGCAACGATCATTGCCAAGAAAGGCCTAAAGGGAAACGAGCTTGGTCAATACGGAATTCAATTTGGGAAAGTCACAAAGGCAGAGTTTAAGCAAGTTGTTGACTTAATCCAGAACGAAGGACCAGTACAAGCAATGAGAATCCTTGCAAAGCGAGGAAGGCTCGAGGGCAAGGCTGCGGCGAATGCAATTATTCAGGAGCTTGGGATTGAGTTTAGGGGCGGAATGGAGGCGCTTTCTAAAACGTTTAAGGGTGCGCTTTCAACTCTTGAGGATACAAGTCAATACTTCGTTGCGCTTATCACCAAGCCGATCTACGACGGAATCAGGGACGCGATGTACCAGGCTGGACTATTCATGCAATCCAGAGCTGCCAGAAAAATGGCAGAAGGGTTTGCAGCAACGTTTCAGTCTGCGCTCCCAGCAATAGGGGGCGCTCTTTCTGATCTTTCTACAATTGGAGAGAAGGTAGTATACGGATTTGTTGAAGTAGGAAGAACGCTTGGGGAGTTTGGGAAGCAGGCAGGTGCCGTTGGCGACGTAGTCGATTACTTCCTAGAGGGTGTGCACGCAGTTGCCGAAATGATGCGCACAAACCTTGTTCGCGGAATAGTCGTAGCCACGATAGCCCTCCAGGCAATGACGATAGCGCTTGATGCAAACCCACTTCTATTCACCATAGCAGCAATTATTATCGGAATCGGAAAACTTTCCGAAATATATTCTTCTAACGAGTTCGGATTTAGGGATTTTGTTAATAAATATGCGGCACCGCTGCAACAAGTTGTTAAGACTATACAAAATAATCTTATACCTATAATCGCAAAGCTCGTATCGTCAATGAGCGAGACATTTGGCGCAACTTTCCTTATCTCTCTCCAGTTGATTATTCCTGCGCTAAACTTGATGTTGAAGCTATTGAACTCTCTTCTTCAGGTTATCAATGCAATACCAGGGGCGGCAAATCTTGCAGGTGTAGCCCTTGCGCTCATGGCAGGGAAAAAGCTTTTTGGCGGAATGCTTTTTGGAAAGTCAGCAGTTTTTGATAAAAATACTGGGCAGCTTGTTAAGGCCGCAAGCGGGGGTGCAGTTGGCGGAGCACTTCGTGCAGTTGGCGGATTCAACTCAAGAGCCGCCGGAAAAATTGCAACAGATGACATCTTTCAAACAATTGGGAAGAAGGGTGCTGGCGCTAAATCTATATCATCTTATGTTCGCATACAGACAAAAGCAGCAAAAGATGTTCTTGCTAGGGCGGTTGAAGAAACTGCCCTCACGGCAGAGCAGTCTGCCACTGCCCTAAACGCCTTTAAGCTCAAGCTTGAAACGCTTGCAGGCAGCGCCAAAAACGTTGGAGAGCTCCGCGGAGCAGTAAGTGGCGGGAACATTCTTGGAGAAGCAGTAACGGCAACCAGGGGGGCGGCAATAGTTGCAAAGTCAACGTCCGAAACGGGATCTCTTGTCAGACTGAGATCTCTTTTTGGAGAGTTGAAAATCTCAGCAGCCGGGATCAGCAGAGCTTCGGGTAATTTTCTTTCGGGAGTAAAGTTATTCGGCCAGGCAATATTTAGACTTGGTTCGTATATCAGCTTAATGAAGGGCGGAAGCTTCCTTCCTGGCTCTGGGTTCCTTGGCGCTGGTGCATCTGCAGCAAAGGGTGCTGGCGGCTTCATGAAGATTGGAGCTAATCTTAAGAACGCAGGTGGAATCGGCGGAGCGCTAAAGAGCGGAATCAAGTCAGTTGGAAAACTGGGCGGCCTATTTGCTGCACTTGGATTTGGCGCAGACGTAATGTCTGGAGTAGATCCGCTAAGGGCCGGGGCGAGGGCTGGTGGCGGGCTTGCGGGCGGCGTAGCCGGAGCAACGATTGGATCATTGGTGCTCCCCGGGATCGGCACCGCAATAGGCGGAATACTTGGAAGCCTGGTGGGCAGCAGCGCTGGGGATATTGCATCTGATCTTGCCGGAGTTCAAAAAGAGGCAACAAACGTAGAGCAAGATCTTACTCAAATGGACGAAAAGTCACGCGCGTTTGCGGAGGCGATAAAGACCGGAGGCGTGAATACTTCCGTTCTCGGAGAAAATGCAAGAATAGCTTCGCTCTCGTATGCAGACCTGATGAAGCTCTCAGGTCAATTTGCCATTAGCGTAGAAGATCTTGTTAAGTACTCCAATAGCATTGATCTCGGTCAAATGTTTACAAGCTTCACAAGCGGGCTGAATCTTACCAAGAAAGGCATGAAAGAGTATCAAGATTATATAACTGCAATACAAAACCAAGCTGCTGCTTTCTATACTAATAAATTTAGACAGGCTGGGGACGTAGACGCTGCACAGAAAGCAATGCAATACGCAAAAGCAGAAATTGCGCTCATCATGTCGCAGTCAGAGCTTGTTACAAGCACAGAACAGCTTAATTCAATTCTTGACCAGGCTGCAGGGAAGTGGGGCCTGACAAAAGAAGCCCTTGCGTCTCTTGGAATTGTTATTGGCGGAGCAGCCACAGACACCACGGCGCTTTCTGATGCGCTGCAAAAGGCAAATGAAAAACTATCTGCCATACAGAAAACGATGAGCGCGGTTCAGTCCGCATTCGAGGCAAGGGTAACTGCTGTATTTGAAAAGAAAATGGCGGAAGCTCTCGAAAAAGCTAAAGATGCATTCCTTTCTACTCAGAAAGTTATGGTTGACGGAACTGAATGGAACCTTCTTGCCCTAAAGAAAGAAATCGAGCTGCAAGATAAGAAAAATAGACTGCTTGAAATAGAAAAAAGCATTAAGAGCGCAACTAGAAATGTTGAAATGGCTAGACTTGCGCAATACGATGCTTCGATAGACCCACTTGATGCTGCCGCAAGGATGAGAGATGCAGAGGACGCAAAGACTGAAGAACTTAAAAGGGCAGCTCTTGAGAGGAAGAAAATATCCCTAGATGAGGCAATGTCTAGCGAGCCAGTGAAGCTTGGCTTGCAGCATATTGACGAGCTATTCCAAGCTGCAAAGATGAAATTCCAAGAAGGAATGGCGGAGATCATGCGCCTTATTGAAGAGGGCAAGATCACAGGGGACCAGGCGGTAAAAATGATTGCCGACCTTTACAGCGTTACCCTTTCCGAGGTTGGAGTTCTCGATGCAAATCTCACAGAAGATGCAAGAAACTTTGGCGACGGATTCCTTGGAACATGGGATTCGACTCTAGAGAAATTTGGCAAGCAGATCGATAAACTTAAAGAGCAACTTAAAAAAGTTAAAGATCTTGGAAATCAGCTTAAGGCAGCTCAGGATGATAAAACAAACACTAACACCAGCGATCCAAACTCCAGTAATAGCCAGAGTATGCTTGGTGGAAGGCCATATGACAATTGGCGCGGCATAGGAACTCCGGAATATGCGCAGCTTGCACAGGAGTATGCTGCATCATTGCAAAATCTTGCGCAGAGGTCTATGACCGAGGCATCGGTTGCGCTTATTGCAAACCTGAAGAATAAATTTACTGAAACTGCAGCCGCGCTGAGCGCTGCAAAGAATCCGTTCGGCAAGGGCGATGGAAGATACTACGCATGGCAAGGCGCAAGGGCAAACGCAATTACGATGTTTGCCCCCGGCGGAGAGATGTTTAAGGCCCAGAAAACCGCAGAAACAAGCGCAAGCTTTAATAACCCCGCCGCAATGGCAAATGCATATAACGTTCAAAAGGCAGCATTTGCAAAGGTTAGGGGACTTTTCACCAACGCGGAAATTCCCGCTGGGTTCGGTGGATATATAACATCGAAAGTAGACCTAACTAAGTACGCGCCAATAAATTCCAAGTACGCAAAGGGCGGAGCCGTTCCAAGCAAGGGAACATATCTTGTTGGCGAAAACGGTCCAGAAATTCTCAAAATGTTCCCAGGTGGCGGCGGGTACGTAATACCCAACCACAAGCTTCCACCAAATGTTGCCTCTATTGGGGCTCAGCACAGAGCTGAGGGTGGGTATGTCGGAGATGTTTCGCTTCCAGCTGGCGAAACAAGAGCGAAATCAGGAACTGGAAGCAGAATATCTTACCCGTGGGGCGATATTATCATCGACTCTTCGATTCCCGGGCCAGTAGATCTTTCAGCTGTTGCGAAGGGTGCAGAAAGAGCCATTTCTTTTGCTCCAAAGGGAATGTTTGGAAAAGGCAAGAAGCCTGTTATATATATAGATTCCGATGATGCATTTGTCGATACTGCTCGCGAAGAAGTTTCACTGAGGCCTACAAGCAAAACGGCCGCGCTTGCTAGGCCAGAAGCAAGATCCATACACGCACCCGGTAACTTCTTACTGTCGCAGACTAACAATGATATTTCGGGTTATATCGCACATGAAATTGGTCACCTTGTTGAATATTGGACAAACAGAACTTCATCAATTGCATCCTCTCCCCTTGACGCACTACTTTCCCTTGTTTCCGGACGTAAAATAGGAACGGGAGTAGAGACATCAAAATTTGCCGCAAGCGCGCTTAGCAAGGCAGCGGGAGAAAAGCTATTCTCGCCCAATAATGAATGGTCGATGCTTGGCGGGAAAGAGTGGGCATCCCCGACGCCGTACGGAACAACAAACCCAAGAGAGCTATACGCAGAAATATATAGAGTTTTTTCCGAGCATAAAGGGTCTATTCCTTCAAATAATCCAAAAATAAAAAACTTTGTTTCCAGCCTTGCTGGGCAGCAAAAATGGAATACCGGCAAAACATCAACAATACGTTCAATTGATGCAAAACTTGGAACAAGATTTGGCGGAACGCTTGCATCTATTGCCGTTGATGCTGCGTCAATGTTCGCAAGCGGGAATCTAAATTTGCCAAACATGGCCATGTCTCTTGGCATGAACGCACTTGGGGCAATTCCAAAAATTGGCGGTCCCCTTGCTTCTGCAGCAGGCCTTATCGCAACCGCAGTCAGCGGCGGGGATATGGGAAGGGCTGCGGCAGGTACAGTTGGATCAATCATAGGCGGAAGCCTTGGATCCCTCATACCGATTCCGGGAATAGGTACGCTTCTTGGAAGCATCTTGGGTCAAATGGCCGGGGACTTTGTATATACAAACTTTATAAATAAATCAAGCAATACAAAATCAATACCGCTTGCGGCGGGAAGAAGCTCGTACAACATTCCAATATCGTCGTCTTCATCTTATAGCCCATACGGATCAACAACATCCTCAAAGCCAATTGTCTCAATGCCAAAAGTAGTAAGCACAGGAGTTGCCGTCCCAAAGAAGATTGCCACGCCATTCTCTGGGGTGGCTGGCACAAAGATGATTGCGATGGCGGACGGCGGCATGACGATCCCGAATGTTCCTACTCTTGTGGGGGAAAGAGGCCCGGAGATTATACTTCCGCGCGGAATTGGCAGGGTGATGCCAAATAGTGAGGTTAGGAAGCTTGGCGGCCCTGCTTATGGCGGCGGGCATTCTGGCGAGATCAACGCAAGTGTTATAATCAACAATCCAAGCGTAAGAAATGACCATGATATAAGGAAGCTCGCAGAAGAAGTGTCGAGGGCCCAGTCCTCGCTGCTTCGATCAGCAGGGGTTGGAAGGCTGTAAATGGCAAACGTTAGGATTTTTGTAAAGCTTAGATACGATGGCGTAACACCAGATTTTTATGATATCAGCCCACGCGTAAACTACGAAAACCTTTCGTGGGAAGGCAATAGCGAGGGAACAAGCGCAAACTGCAGTATCCAAGCGTGGACCATCCTTCCAAAATCCATAAACTCATATAAGGACTATCCTGGCGACACGGATCAGGAAAAAATAAACAATGCGATACTTGATGAATCATTTGTTATAGAAATTCCTAACAGAACAGAAGTTAGGGTTGTTGATACAGAAATAAGCCCAAATGAAATTCTTTTTGCGGGGATCATTACAAGAGTTTCGACTAACAGATCTGGAAACACAATAACGCAAGACGTAGAGTGCGCAGACAACACTGCGCTGCTTGAAGAACACATTATTGCGGACTACTATGCCCCAAGAGACGCAAGGGATATAGACATAATAAATGGCGGCACAGACTACTATACGGTTGCAGCAACGCTTCCGAAAGTTATTGGGCAAATAGATTCTCTTAGCGTTGTTTCGGAATCCACTGGCGGAAACTTGTCAGACGGAACTTACTACGTAAGAATGCAATCGCTTTCTACTTCGCTTGTTGGCAGAGACGGGATTTCGCCACAATACGGACCGGCAACAAAAGAAATCTCTATCATTCTAAGCGCTGGAACCGCAACGCAAAGAATGAAAGTTTATTGGAAAAACGCTCAGCTTGCAACAGCTCACAGAATTTACGTGAGGAAAGATTCGCTTTCATCCCTAGAGTACCTTGGCAAATCAATAAACACCATACCGGACCCGGTAGTCATAATAAGCGCAACACGATCAAGCAATTTAGTAACAGTTGAAACAAAAACAAACCACGGCCTTGTGGCCGGGGATCCAGTTGTTGTTTCTATACCGCAATCTTCTGGTTTCTCTGTTGAAAACACAGATTTTGTTTCCGTGGAAACAAAAATAAGCAACACTAAATTTACCTATAAGAAATCAGGCGACAATGGTGCCGCATCAATAACCAACGCTACTGTTTCAGCTGGATCTTTTTCCTACATCTCATCACTCGCTGCCTCTGGATCCCCGCTTGCTATTTCCTTTGGGTCGGCAAGGGGATGGGCGGATGGGGAGGTATACGAGATTTCCGGCGAAAACCCAGGGGAACAGCAGGTTGGAGTTTCAGAGGCCCATAACGGGTACTATGAAGGATCATACTTTAGGCTTGGAATAGGAAAAGACAACATACGCGGATGGCAATACCCAGCAAATATTTTTGGGTCTTTGTTCGATACGGCATGGCTGGATTCTGTCAATTTAGACATACGAGAAAAAGTGCAGGCAATTGACACTCAGTATAGATTCAGCCCGTACTTCAACGAAAGCGACACCCCAAATGCAGAGCAATTTGGCGGAAGAACACTTAGAAATATATTAGACTACATCTCTGAAAAAACCGGTGCTGAGTACTGGGTAGATAAGGGGTACTACGACACCGGAGGGGAATATAGGTGCCGACTAAACTATCGCCCCAAAACCACTGAAGAACTTGTCTCAAACGGAATTTATGACGGAACTCTTGATCACTGGATATCCGCTGGCGGATTTTCTATTTCCGGCCCAACCTCAGGCCCGTACGGTTCGGGCTATGCTGCATATTCTGCAATTGAAAATTCGTACATAGAACAAGCGCCGTCTGCGCGCGCAACAGTGGTACATGGAGAAAAATATTTTATCTCTGTTAGGGGAAAAGCATCGGAGCACCAGGACAGGTGGCTTGCATACATCGACTGGTATGACTCATCGGGTAATGAGATTCAATCTGATCTCCTTGGGAATCTTTCGCAGGCAGGAAACTGGGAAAAGATATGGAAAATTATCACCGTTCCAACCGGAGCTACCAAAGCATCCGTTAGGGGACTTTGCACCGATCAACAGTCGGGATACGCTTATTTCACTGACTGGAGCATGGTGCTTATCACTGGGCAAATGGGATACGGAGACTCGGAGGACCTGGGGCAGCCAGTACCTATTTACGAAATGGAAATACCCAATAGCCCAGTAGAGTCTGGAAACACTGCAAATAGACTTCATCTCTACGCGGTTTTCCGCACAAAAAATTCAACTGGAGACAAGGTCGCCCTGCTCGACTCAGATGGAAATCCAGTTCAGTACGTCGATTATGATTTCACGCCAGGAATCTGGTCTACAAATGGAAAAATAGTAGAGGCGGCAATTACTGACGAAAGGGTTGAGACCCTGGCCGACGCGGAGCTTGCTGCCGCCGCATACTGGAAGCAAAATGGACTCCCAATTGAATCCTACACGTTCAAAATGCGGCCAAGGGATGCTTATGATGCTGTATATCCGGTTCCGGCAGTTGGCGACGTTGTCCCATTTGTGTGGAGCGTCATGGGTGTTGCGAAGCCGCTCATTGTAAAGGCCGTCCAGGGGAGCATTCAGGGCACGGAGGTTATTTACTCAATCACTGTTGGCGGAGATGTTAGACTTCAAAGAAGCTCATTTATTCGCTTAAGCGAGAAGATAAAGCAACTTACTGCAGTAAATCCAATACCAAAGATTCCAGATAGTCCCGAGGAGCTCTCTGCCGTATCTAACGATAAGTCCATAAGCATTAATTGGAAATATAATGAGACCAGCGAAGTAAACAAGAAAATTTCCTCTTTTGAGATTCAAAGACAAGAGGCAATCTACAAGTCGATATCAGATGTTTCAAGGTCCGGCCAAAACGTTACGGTAACAACATCTGAGTCGCACGGGCTTGTCATTAACGACATTATTAGGATAGATCTTAACACGTCAGATTCCGGCCTACTAAAGCTGGAGGGGCAATGGAAGGTTGCATCAACTACCACGACTTCATTTACCTTTGTTGGAGTTGATTCCGGGACAATTTCTGCTACTTCTATTGATGGTTGGGTTTATTACAATTTCGGAGAATACAGAACAATACAAAATTCGAAATCTACCTACATGGTCGACTCCGGCCTTTCCCCAGCGCTGCAATATCGCTATAAGGTGCGGGCCTTAAGCTCGGAAGGAACTTCTAGCTTATTTACTACCCCGACCCAGCCAATCCAGCCATCCTTTACCGAAGCAACCGTTGCAGACGGATCTGTAACTCTTCAAAAGCTTCAATCCACGTTGAGGCCTATAGAAATCATATCAGAGGAAGTCCTTCCCGACCTCAACCCTTCAGGCCTTGCCGATTACCCGGAAGGAATGGTTGTGTACCATCTTGGCGGCACGCCTCCGGGGCTGAGAAGAGTTTATAAGGATGCATCTTTGCCGTCGGGATCACAGTGGTCTTGGCAAAATGCAGTCGGCAATGCCGACATACTTACTAATGCGATCACAAGTGAAAAAATTTCTACAGTTGGTCTTGATGCAGCGGTTATAAAATCCGGACAGCTGACAATAGATGACCGATTTGGACTTTCTGGAATAAGCAAAGAAGTTATTGCGTATGGCGGAGATGGCACCAACGCGACTATTTACACGCAAGGCGCGCATGGGATCAGTTCTGGGCTTTTTACTGTTGCTGGGCTTGGCGGCACATTCGATGGATCTAAAAATTATGTAGACAGCAAAATAAAAATTGCTCAGAAGCAAAAAGTTTCTAATATTGCAACGTTGAGAACAGCAAAAAGACATGCACTTGTTGCTGGCGAAAACGTAACTATTTCTGGCATTGATGGAACTTTCAACGGCGGCCCATACCCAGTAGACACCGTGCACTCAAACGTCACGTATAAGCAGCGCGTTGCGAATATGGCTACGCTCTCCACTCATAATGCGCATGGTTTCAATGTGCAAGATCGTATTACAATCTTAGGGGCAGATGTACCGTTTGATGCTAGCGATCAGGCACAAGCAATAGTCGAGGGAACATTTGCAAATGTGCGGTTCAAGCAACACGATGGCACAAAGGCAACGCTTACAACCGAATACGCTCACGGATATCAGCCCGGAGACTCTGTTGTTGTTTCATCTGGCGTTGGCGCTCCATTTAGTGGCACTTTTTCAGTTTCTGATATTTCCGAAGGCGTAAACTATCCTTCTCGCTACGGAGATGTGGCAACCCTAAGAACAGCTGCTGAGAATCCAATAGCATCTGGAGATTCAGTATTGATAAGCGGCCTTGGGTCACCATATGACGGGGTTGCTACCGTTTCATCAACCAGCGCCCCAGTCTATTCCTATCAATCTACAGGAAGGTCTTATGCGCTATCTTATGCTGGTCGCATCGGCAACCGCGCAGTAGTGAGGACGTCCGCAGTTCAAACCATTGCCGCAGGAGATGCCGTCACAATCACGGGAAGCACAGTAAATCAAGCAAATGCAGTCGTTTTAGAAATTGGCGCAGAGGTTAATGAGTATATATCAGGCATTCAGATAACAAAAAGACAGAATGGTGGCACTGCAAACGTAACTGCAATTTCAATGAATGGCGGGCCCACCGGAGCGCCGTATGCTGCTGGAGGAACGGTTATTGCCAGGGCTACGGGAAGATCAATACAGAACTATCAGTGTGTTCCGATTAACGGGCAGACAGCCTCAACGGTAACGCTTACGACTGGGCAATACAATGCCAGCAGAACATTTGCACACTACATGCAGCCTGGCGAAAAAATTTCCGTAAGAAATATGGGCGCTCCGTTTGACGGCCTTTGGACAATTCTTACCGTTACTTCTACAGCATTTACGTATCAAGTTCCGGTCACAGCAACGGTTGCATCAACGAGAAATACCACGAAGCTTACCGCTTGTGTCGTTGGGGAATATGCAGAAGTCATACTGAGTGGATCTTCAAATTTTCCAACAAGTACAAACGTTACGGCATTTGACACCAACGCTTTAATTATAAAAAACGTTGGTCCAAATTACGACTCTTGGGATAGCGCAACTCCAACAAATAAATTTTATCTTCCGTCATTGAACAGTACTGTCGCCGCGCAGCAATCAAATAATGTAATCAGAATACATGTTGCAAACGTCACGCTTCCATCTATCGGGATTGCACCATCAACTGCAGCGACATCCGCAGGGGTAACCGCAACATACCCCGTGTACGAATTTAATGGGAACGCCACGAGCCTCACTAACGGATTTGCATCCGGACTAAATGGTTCTATTAGCAACTCTGTCGCCTGGGCAGCATGCGCAGGAATAAACGCTGGGTTTGGGGCACTTTCAATAAATCAGGCTATAAAGTTAAGCGGATTTAATGATTCAAGATTTAATATACTTACAACTGTTTCACCAATATCAGGTGTTACATCTGCAGGATTTTTCGTTTCTCTTCCGGCCGGAACAAATTTTATAAACCTTACGTCACAAACTGCAAAAGTGACTAATGGCGCAGTTCAGCTGACAACTGGGCCCGCTCATGGGCTTTCCGTCGGCGATACTATAAATGTTGCAAATGTAGATGGGCAAAGCCAGTATAATGGGCTCTTCGCGGTAGTTTCAGTTCCGACTACTACAACATTTACATATAAAATTACAATTAACCGATTGACAGGTGTTTATAGCGATACGATATCTGGAGAGCTTCTAACAAACATAGCATCATATGCAACCGTCGCAAATGGTCTAATACAATTTGTCTGCACTAATCCTCACGGATTTATTCTTGGCGACTCCGTAACGATTTCAGGCATAAGCACGCAATACAATGGAACATATAATGTCACCAAGATAGAATCTTCCACAATTCCCTCTTTTAATTTTTGGGTAAAGTTTTCATCAATTACTGTTGATTTTATTGGGGAAGACTTGACGGGCCTAACCGGAAGAGCAACCTCTGGAAAGTCATTCAGTTATCAAACAACCGCAAGCACAACAGTTAACTGGGCAACATCAACTGGAACAGTTGCCGCCAACGAAAGCACCATAGCCACCTCTATCCCGCATGGGTTTTTGCAGGGGGATACAATCACAATTTCTGGAATTACCGGAACTGGATCTTCGCTCAACGGAATTTTTTCTGTTGCGCGAGACGGCATACGTATCGGCACAGTTCAAAATACCCTAGGAACCATTCTTGTCACATGCGGATCGCCACATGGATTTCAGCAAAATGAATACGTCACCCTTGCGGGAGTTGGATTTAACCTTGATGGAGATTATCAGATACAGTCGATTTCGCAAGTTTCCGGAACTGGAAATCCAGACGTTTTCACAGTGATAAAATCTGGAAACGCTCAAACGCAAACAATAACGCCAACTGATGCGTCGGCATCAAATGGAAAGGTTTTTAGAATAAGAGGTGGGGCAACAACGCTTTCATACACTGTTGCATCCGCAGGCTCTGCGAACAGCGGAAAAATTTTCAGCTTTACAACCACTGGATCAAGCGGATATATAGCAAAAGCAGCTCGCCCTCTTGACGGAGCGGTGACAAACGGAAAAATATTCAAGTATGTCGTTTCCTCTTCTGCAATCCCAAGAACATCGGCATCTGGAACCTCAGACAACTACAAGACATTCAGGTATGCAACTGGAACCTCTGGATTCATAGCTCCAGTTGCCATATCTCCCTATGGATCATCAACTGCAAGAAACTACAAAACTTTCAGCTATATACTCTCTGGTAGCAGCACGATTGCTCCGTCTAATGCAACCTCTGGGCTT